CAGTCACCGAAGTCAAGAACGGCACGGTAACGGTGGAAGACTTGCAAAGGATAAACGCAATTATGGATATGCAAAAAGACATCGAAGCCGCGCAGTATGCCAAGGCGAATAAGAAATGATAGGAGCCTGACGTGGTAATTAGGGAGCTTGTCACAAAATTATCGTATCAGCTAGATCAGGCGAAGCTGAATGCAGCAGAGCGGGCGACTGACAACCTAAGCAACCGCGCCGAGTCTATGGCCTCTGGTTTCCGTGGCATGTTTGCGGCATTTGCCAGCGTTCAGGCAGTCAAGTCGATTATCACAATCGGCGACGAAATGCAAAACGTTCAGACCCGCATCGGTATGCTGCCTCAGACCGTGGGTGACGCAGCGGCTGCATTTGACGAAGTAGCCAAACACGCCACAGAATCAGGCGCATCGGTTGACGCATACGCCAAGCTCTACACCCGCATCGGTAACGGCGCGAAGGACTACATCAAGACGCAGGAAGAACTGCTAGGCATCACCGATACGATCTCTAAGGCGTTGGTGGTTGGTGGCGCTACGACAGCCGAAGCAAGCAGCACTATGCTTCAATTCGCTCAGGCGCTTGGCTCTGGCGTGTTGCAAGGTGACGAATTCCGCGCTATGGCCGAAGCCGCGCCGCAATATCTCGATCAGTTGTCGATCGCAATGGGCATCCCACGTGAACAGCTCAAGAAGATGGCCAGCGAGGGCAAACTGACCACGAAGGCTGTGATTGAAGCCACCAAGAAAATGGCTTGGTACTTCGACGATAAATTCAAAGAGATGCCTATGACCGTTGGGCGAGCTATGCAGCTTGTCAAAAACAACTGGTCTACGATGATTAACCACTTGAATAACGAGTCGTTGTTCATAACCAAAATCGCTGGTTTTATTGTTGATGCCATGAAGGGTATCAATATGGGGATTGACTGGTTGATGGAAAAGTTTGACGGCTTGGGCAACTTAGTTCAGTACTCCCTAGCCATAATCGCATCGGTAATCATGCTGAAAGTTGTTCCAGCTTTGGTGATGATGGCCATCACAAATGCCGCCGCAATCGCTGGCTTCTTGCTTATGGTTGGGGTAGTTGCTTTGGTTGCCGCCGTGCTAGAAGACCTCTATTCTTGGTGGAATGGCAATGCGAGCGCCTTGGGCGGCTTTATTGAGTACCTAACAAGCGGCACAGCAAGCGCAAACACGTTTATCGCGGTTCTTGGCGCTCTTGGCCTTGCTGCATTGGTGGCAGGCGCTCGCATGGCCGCTGGTTGGTTGCTGGCTCTTGGCCCTATCGGTTTGGTGATCGCAGCGCTTACCGCTGTTGCCGCGCTTATGTACAAGATCAGCGGCAACGGCGACATTCCAGCGGTGGGCGAGTTCGACGCAATGGGTAACGCTACGGGCGTTGGCCCCTCAGATATGGCAGGCGTTGGCGGTGGAAACAACACGGTCAACAAAAACACGACTGTAAATCTGACAGTGCCACCAGGCACACCACAGGAGCAAGCCGCATTCCTACAAAAAGCGGCTCAAGAATCATTTAAGGCAGAGGGGGGCAATTCTATGGACTTCTCGATGTACGCACCATGAACCTAGTCGGATTCTTATTTCCACCCACAGCGCCCACTAAATACGTGGTGGGCGAATTCAAAAATATTGAGCTTGACGCTATTCTTGAGGAAACTCACGAATGGAAAGTTGAGGCCACGACTAACCCAGTGGAAGAAAGCTCTCCTGTTAGCGATCACATCATTTTGCACCCTGACCGCTTGCGAGTGCGTGGGTGGGTGAGTGACCAAAGCGTGACACTGAGCCTGAATTTTTTTGATGCTAAGAAGTACGGCACGAAGAAGAAAACAGAATACGCCTTCGAGACTTTCCGCGAAATCATGAAGGCCAAGAATGTTTTAACGGTCTACACCAAGAACCGCATTTACACAAACATGGTGATGACTGATTTGAGCATCCCTCGCTCGGCTGGCAACGGTGAAAGCCTTGAGTTTGTGATGGACTTCTTGGAAATCCGCAAGGTGGCGACTGTGATTGTGGATATTCCAAAGGGTATTGGAAGCGGAAATAAAAAAGCAGGTAAAGCGACACAGCGAAAAGCAGAGCCAACAAAAGATAACGGGCAAAAGCCAGCCGAAGTCACACCAGAGCCAACAAGTACATTTAGCAGAATAAAATCATTCTTCTTTGGAAAATAATGGCACTACTCCAAAAAATCCCCTTGTCCGCAGGCGTTGCAGACCAAAAACTAGGCATCGAGCTAGACGGCAACCCGTACCGACTGCGCGTGGTTTGGAATGAGCGTTTTGGGTACTTCTCGCTAACCGTGATGACTTCTGACGATGAAGACATTTTGACGAACATCAAGATGGTCAAGAATTACCCGCTTACAGCACGGTTCAAAGACACACGCCTGCCCACGGGCTCGCTTTACTTTGTGCAAGAGAAGGGCACATCTGACAAAGCTGACTTCGATGGCTTGGGCGTGACCTTTGGCCTCTACTACTACGAACCAGACACGGTAGTGACCACTACGGCTGTTGTGGCGGCTTCTGAGGCGGTTTTGGGCACTATCTGGGACTCAGGCCTTACCGAGTTCGATGAAGGCGCTACGAGTTGGGATAACTGATGCTGTTCGACAGAATTTGTAGCCTGCAAATTGGCGAAGATGGCGGCAAAGGCGTGGAGCTTACGGGCCTGCGCTTTTCTTTCTCCATTCAAAAAGGCTCTACCAAGTCCCCAAACAAATGCACGCTGAAGGTCTACAACGCTGCACCGACAACCCGCACACTAATGGAGAAAATCGGCTCTGTGCTGATTCTCAAGGTAGGCTACAAAGAAGATAACAACGGCGAATTGGTGACGATTTTCGCTGGTGACATAGCCCGTGCGCTGACAGTGAAGCAAGGCCCAGACTGGATTACAGATCTCGAATTGTTCGACGGGTTGCTAGAGTTCCGCGATAAAAAGTGCTCTATCAGCTACGCCAAAGGTGCAACGGCGGCGCAAGTTCTTGGCGATATATCAAAGCGGTTTGGACTGCCTGTGCGTACCCTTCCCGAGGGTATTCCTGAGAAGCAATACAAAGCAGGCTTCGCATTCGTTGGGCGCGTTCGTGACGCTATGACGAAGGCCTGCGAGTATTTGGGGCTTGAATGGAGCATTCAGAATCGTGAGGTTCAGGTGCTCAAGAAGGGCAGCGTATTTAGGCGCACGGCCATCGTGATTAGTGAAGATTCAGGGATGATTGGCTCTCCTTCGCTTGAGGCCAAGACCATGACCGAGAAGGCAGCGGCCAAAGAAGGCATCACGGCAAAGCAGGCAGGCGTTCGACGCACCCAAGAGCGTGACAAGGATGGCGAAATTCAGGAGATGTTGCAAGTTGGGGGCTATAAAGTCAGCTCGCTATTGCAGCCTACGCTAGAACCCGCCGCCTATGTGCAACTAAAATCCGTGGGCATTGATGGTGAGTTTTTCCGCATCGAAGAATTGACGCACAAAGGTGACACACACGGCAAAGAGTGGCAGACAGAATTAACGCTGAGGTTTCCTAAATGAATGACATCCTTGATTTATACATCGTCGGATTGATGATCTTGGCATTTAATGCGGCTGGCTTCGCTGTGGTTTTATTGGTGAGCGCATTCAATGGCTGAAACATCGAACAACCTAGTCGAATCAGTGCAGAGCATGATTCATGCCATGTTAGGGGACGTGAACACTTGCCTGCCTGGGAAAATCGTGAGCTACGAAAACGGCGTTGCGCGTGTGGCTCCCACCGTTAAGAAGCGTTACGCCGATGGTGACGTGCTGGATTACCCGATTATCCCAAACGTGCGCGTGTGCTGGCCATCGTTTGCAGGCGGTACGGCGGGGGTTAAAGGCCCAGTCAAAGCGGGTGACAAGTGCCTGATTGTTTTCTCGCAGCAAGCCGTGGACGGTAGCGACGATAGACGGGCGTTTGACCTATCGGATGCTTACTGCATCATGTGCGATCTTGGCGGCACGGCTGGCGAATCGTCGAATAATTCGGACATGGTGGTGTACTACGGCGGCGCAAGCGTGAAGCTGTCAGCGGCTGGCAAAGTCACGATCACAGCCCCTGCTGGTTTGCATTTTGAAACGCCTGCGACCACGAACAAAGGGACTTTGACCACTGACGGGCTGCTTACTTACAAGGCTGGTATGTCTGGCACTGGTGGCGGCGCATCAACCACGATCAGCGGCAACATGACGCATTCAGGCGGTTCTATCACCTCGAATGGCGTCACGTTGCACACCCACACCCATAGCGGCGTTCAAACGGGCGGCGGCAATACTGGTGCGCCTAATTAAGCACATCAAGCTATAATCGTGCCATGCTAGACCTAGCCCTAAACTCAGACCATGACCTCGACACGTCAACGCTTGACTTGGCGTTACTTGACGGCGCGGAGAGAGTGCGTCAACAGCTTGAGATCAAGCTCCGTTTGTGGCGTGGCGAGTGGTTTCTAGATACCGAATTTGGCACACCTTACCTTGAATCCATCCTTGGTAAGCAGCTAACCCTAAGCGGCTCCCTTGCAGCGATTCGGGCATCCATCATGGAGGTGGATGATGTGCAATCAATCACAGAGTTTGACTACAGCTTTGACGCTCAGGCTCGCAAACTGACCGTAACTTTCACGGTTGAAACACCATTCGGCACTGTAGAGGTAACGGCATGAGCTTAACGACAACGGGCTTCTCACGCCCCCGCCTAATCGAGATCAAGCAAGCCTACGACGCTAGCTTTACGGAGGCGCTAGGGCCTGTAAATACCGCTCCTGATGCTGTTGTAGGCCAAATAATCGGCATCTTCTCAGCGGCCTTAGATGATGCTTATGAGGCGCTACAGAATACGTATGACTCCATGTACCCGTACTCAGCCACAGGCACTAGTCTCGATGGCGCGGTTGCCTTCGCTGGCTTAGAGCGCCAAGCGGCGACTAGCACTGCGGTGACTGCTATGTGCTACGGCTCAGAGAGTACGTTGATTCCCTCTGGTTCACTTGCTCGCAGCATTGCAAACGACCAATTTATCACCACGGCTGACACGGTTATTTCACGCTCAAACGCTGGTGACGTGTCTCTTGAAATCACGACTGTGACCAACTCGGGGAATTACCAAGTAATTGCAGGCGGTGTAAGCGTGGTCTACACGGCTGACAGCTCTGCCACGGGTGAGGAAATCGCGGCGGGTTTGGCTGCACTGTTTGACACAGGCAACTTCTTGGCCACGGCTTCGGGCTCTGTGCTTCGCTTACGTGCTGCAAACCAATCGAGCGACTTCACGCTGACCCACGACAGCAAAATGACGATCACGCGCCTCGGTTCGCCCGTGGTGTTTACGTCTTTGGAGCTTGGCGCTATTGCTTGTCCTGCGCAGGCTTTGAACGCCATTGATACGTCAATCTTCGGATGGGACGAAATCCTAAACCTCACAGCAGGCGCTACGGGCACGGACGTTGAAACAGACGAAGAACTGCGAGCCCGTCACCGTACCGCCCTAAGCGTTAAAGGCGCGGCAACCGTGGGCGCTATCCGTTCACGCCTGCTGGATGAAGTCGATTCAGTCGAATCAGTATCCATCTACGAAAACCGCTCAAACACGACAGATTCCAACTCGTTGCCGCCTCATTCATTCGAGGCTCTGGTGGTTGGTGGTGACGATCAATCTGTTGCGAATAAGCTATTCGAGGTGAAACCCGCTGGCATCGAAACTTACGGCAACACATCCGTCGAAGTCACCGACGAAAACGGCGATGTGCAAGTGGTGAAATTCTCACGCTCTGGCACGAAGTTTGCTTGGATTCGTGTGAGTGTTAACACGCTATACCCAGAGGAATCACTGCCTGCTACCGTGGTGGACGCTATCAAAACGGCTGTGAAGGCTACGGGCGACCTGCTTTCAGTGGGCGGCGACATCTTGACGCAAAGATTTTACGGCCCGATTTATGACGCCACAAGCGGCATTGGCTCTATCACGGTAGAAGCGGCTGTGACCGACAGCGAATCAGGATCACCGTCATATTCAACGGCAAACATTGCCATTGGCCGCGCAAATTATGCGGCGTTTGACCTAGTTCGCATCTCCGTGGTGGGGGTTTAATGGCTCAAGACTACGCCGAAAAATTCGTTGCTAACCTAGCAGGGCAGTTCGATAACTCGCCCAAGCTACGCGCGTTAGTCTCTGCGATTTTGAACGCGCTTACTGAGCTGGAAAACGAAGCAGATCAGCTAACCGCAAACCGCTGGATTGATACCGCAGATGGTAAGCAGCTTGACGGCTGTGGCTACATAGTGGGCGAATACCGTAACGGGCGCGATGATGAAGCCTACCGCGCCGCCATTAAGTTTCGGATTTTCGTAAACATCAGCGAAG